CCATACTTAATAAGGATTATGAACTAGGTGTCCTCACGTTCTTAGTACCCTGACCAGATTTAAGCTTACCAGATACGTTCTTTACACGTATGTTTACTGATGTAGCTGCTGTCTTTACTTTTCTTCCTATCTTTCCTACTAGTTCTCTTATCTCATTCTTTGCCTCCGAAATCTGAACTGTCTCATTGATAATCTTTCTGAGGTTATTGAGAATTCTGTTATCAGATGTGTGTATTTCAATCAATTGTTCTATCTCATTGATAGCTCTAACAATAGACATTGACCTTACATTTGCTTCAGTTAAGGCAACTGTTTCATTAATAATCTTTCTTACTAATCCTACCTTTTTAATGAATTCAGATATTTCTACAGTTTCATCTATAACTCTATACATTGTCTTTGGATTAAATATTGATTCGGATAATGCTACAGATTCTGCTATGTTTCGAAGTATCACAATAGGTCTGGCTAATGTTTCAGCCAATTGCACAGTTTCATCAATAATGAATCTCTTATGTTTAATCATTCTTAAACCGTCAAATACCCTCATTGTCTCATTCACTGCGAGAATTAATGCACCATTATTATTGATAAAGTTAGGTAATAACATGAGATATGCTTCTATGAGTTGTAATGTTTCATCGACAACTCTTACCACATTGATTGGTTTACTTGTTGTTTCTGAGATTTGTACTGTTTCATCAACTGCACGTTTAATACCTAACAGTTTAACTACTTCTGTACCCATTTGGAATACTCCAGATTGGAACACAGATGACTGGAATACTTTTGCATTTACCATTAATACTTGGACTGTCTCATCTACAACCTTTGCCATAGTCATTGGTCTTACTACTGATGTAGATATTGCAATTGTTTCTGCTATTTCTTTTACCAAGTCTCTTGTTTTTACTATTCCCTCGGAAATTTGTAGTGTTTCATTCACTCGTCTAACTAATGCTAATGCCTTTGGAATTGTCTCTGATATTCTTACTGTCTCTGATAATATCTTGATTCTTTGTGGTACTTCTACTATTGCTTCTGCAAATTGTACTGTCTCTGTTACAAATCTTGTCTTGCCCACCAAATTAACAACACCCCTACCAGTCACACCTTGGAACACACCTGCTTGGAAAACGTTGGTCTGGAATAAAGCAATAGGTTGTAATAGGTTAACTGTCTCTGCTACTTCTTTTACCAAAGTTCTTGCCTTGTGTATGTTTTCTGATAATGCTAATGTTTCGTTTATTATTCTCCCCAAATCTCTAGTCTTTCTTACTCCTTCTGAAATTTGCATGGTTTCATTAATTGCTCTTACCCAATCATGTTGTGGGGAAATAGTATCAATAACTTGAACAGTCTCATTAATCTTTCTTACAAATGCTCTAACATATACATTAGGGTCAGATATTGCCTCAGTTTCATTAATAAATCTTACAAGAGACATTACTTTAACAAGTCCACCTACTGTACCTTGGAATACATTTGATTGGAATATGTTGTTTTGAAATACTCCTTGCTTGTCATCTGGTACTTCTATGGTTTCATTTATTGTTAGTGCTATTGAGTCTGCTCCCTGAAAAACATCTTTCTGAAAAACATTGTGTTGGAATGCACCCATTGTAATCTACCTATTGAGTAACTTCGGTTCCACTTGTTATCATATCAGTATTTGCTTTTTCAGCGTTGTATCTTGATTGAATAGCAGAAGTTCCAAGTAATGCTTTGTATGCTGATAGTTTTCTTAATGTGCCTAAAAATGGGTTACTTCCATTTGAACGAGCTCCAATAGATGGTAATATTGCATTTAATGTAGAACTTGTAAGATTGTCTTGATTATTTGAAAAAGTATCTTCAACTCCATCAATAAATATTCTGTTTGAATCTGTATCTTTATCTCCGTAATAAACTAATGATATATGATGTAATTCTCCGTCATTAATCGCTGTATCTCCTATCCATTTAGAAGCATTGGAAGCATCATTGTTTAACCATTGACCAATTATTGCTCCTGATGATACTCCTACTATCCACCCTGTATTTGATAAATCGAATTTAGTAAATATATCAGCAGAAGTGTCAGTAGTTTTAATTTGAAATTCTATTACAACTGGGTCAGTATTTTCAAAATCAAAATCGGATTCAGGAATAGCAGAATACCAATCACTTGAACCGTCAAAACTCATTCCTACCCCTGTTGATAATGCTGTCGAAGTTGGAGAACCATTTTCAGTTGCAGCATCATTAGCATTAACTGTACTGTCTAAAGCATTACCGTTCAAGTGATAAACTCCTTTGTAGTTAGGGTTATAAGTATGTGATTCTCTTACAGGAGTTACTGAACCTTCATTACTCCAAAATTCCACATCATCTATTATTCCTTGTTGTACTCCACTCTCTGATAGTGAATCATGACAAGCAAATTTAATATATCTTAATCCAGTAATTGTAGATTCACAAGTTTGTACTCCACCAAAATCTTCTACAAGTGTACCTGTATGACTTCCAGTTCTAATTTCTACAAAATATGTGGTAGTGCTTGTTCTCCTAATAGTTACATAAAGGTCTACACTAGTGGTTAACGCATAAGTTCCAAGAGTATCATTTGTACTTATTGGAGTTCCACCGTCAGGTGATGATGTAATGAATTTCTTATGACCACTTGTGTAAATAGGTATTATACCTATACCGTCTTGAGCATCTGATGCTGATTCTGTTTCATCACCATCTGATAGACCGAACCAATGTTGATTATTTGCACTTGCTGTAAGAGTAGAGTAATTAGTCTTAAATCTTAGAACAAAATTATTAGTACCAATACTAGCACCTAAATCATGCACTATTGTTTCATTTGTTGAATCCATAGTAAAATTAAATTCTAATTCATCAGAACTAATGTTAACCCTGTTACCAGCTTCATTATTATTTGGAATCCACCCAAGATTTGCTTCTGTTTGGTCTGTGTATGTAGTCATATCATCTATAACCTCTGTTCCACTAAGTCCAAACTCTGCATCTGCTGTCAAAGTAGGTAAAACCTCTGGTACATAACTTGGAGTAGTAGCACCATATTCATAATACATCTGTATAGTAGTATCTGCACCCATTGTTAGTGTAGGTATTCTAACCTCTGCTTCTAGGTCTCCTGCTATTGGGTCATAAGATATAGTCTTACTTGCATACTCTGTTCCTGCTGTATCAAATAGATTATCTGTGAATACTATTTTTCTTCCATTTGCGTTAGGAGAATCAATACCTTTCCAAATTGAAACATTATCCATATCTATAACTGATTGACCTGAACCTGTTGCACCATTATCAGGAGTTGCATGGTTCATATATTCTAGTCCTATAATATCTGCTGTAATTACTAAGGTATCAGAATCATGTAAAATAGTTCTATCACTATCTGTATATGCCTCTAATTTTATTGTTTTACCATTTCTAGATAATCTACAATAATACCAAGTGGCATCTGTAAATGCTGTTAATACATTTCCATTAGTTAAAGTGGTAGATTTTCTTGTGGATATTTGCATTTGCCCTGCACCGTTATCTATTCTAAATCCTATATAATCTACAGTACCTAACATTTTTGCTTGAATATCACTAAAATAAAATCCAGCTGCATCAACTCCTGAATCTGTAAATCTATAATCAAAATCACAAGTCCATTTATCATCAGGCATTGAAATAGGATATGATATTCTGTGGTCTGTATTATTACCTGCTCCACCATAAGTAACTATACCACCTGTTATTGATACTAAACTCCCTGCATCAGTAGTCCATCCAGTAGCACTAGCATAATCTTCTGTATGTGTGGCTGTTTCTTGGTCAACTGGATTTAATGTATTTTCCCAAACTCTAACTGCTGTAACAACTCCATCAAATGTATGGTCGCCACCTTCATCTTTAGTTCCAATATGGGCATATCTTAGACTTGTTACTGTACTTGCTGTAATTGCAACTGTTATAGTAGACAATTCAATAGTTCTTGCTTTATCTGCAAATACTGTTAGTCTTGCTAATACATCTGACTCTCTTTGTAAAGTAAAATAATAATTACTTGCTCCCATTGTAAATGATGGTAATGTCGCTGAATGTGTAGGAGCACCAGAATCTATTGCAACATTAGTTGATGCTGAGATTCGGGTTGATACTTGTCCACTATCCAATAACACTCTCATGTATATACAGTCTTGGGCAGTTGATATACTTCCACTAGATGCACCTATACCGACATAAAATTCTGAATTACTCCCACTTGCTCCTTGTGTTGCATTATCTACTTGAACATCAAAATCCATTCTCCATTTGGTATCATTAATTGTAGCACCATCAATATCAATATATTCACTATCTGAACCTACTGCACCAGCATCCCATATCATACCTGTTCCAGTAGTTACAAAAACTGTATCTCCCACACCATTTGTCCAATCATCTGCTGTGAATGTATCTTCCAATTCCCCTGCTGTCTTTCTTTGTAAATCAGTATCTCCTATTATTCTAACTGGGAGTACATAATCTGTTAGTGTTGTTGGGTTTACTTCTGTAATATTTTCCCATACTTTGACGTTTGACACTGTACCGATTAAAGTACCGTTACAGGTTGCATCATCATTTTGTTCTTGTATTTTTAAATATCGTAATGATGTGACTCCACTTGCATCCATACCTGTAACTGACACTGTTTCCAATACTGTTGTTCTTGCACTATCAGAATAAATAATAATGTCAAAAGCAGTATCACTGGTTCTAACCATAGAAATATAATATGGTGTAGATACCACTGGTGTCATTGATGAATTTGTTTGGTTAATTACTAAATTCTCATTATTTCCCCATGAAGCTGTAAATTTTGTTGAACTATTCCACATTCTAATACTAAATGCTATTGTATCAGCAGTCGAATCAACAGTATTAGTGCCATCAACACTTGAAAGAGCCACGAATAATTGTTGAGTAGATACGTCTGTGTTTGTTGTTAATGATGTTATTTCAATATCAAAATCAAATCTCCATATTGTATCAGATATAGATGTTAAATCTTTCCAAACAGAATCATCTCTTATTGTTGTATTATTAACATCAAAGTCTACTACATTTGTACCTTTTGATACATCTATACCACTCCCTGTTTCTGTGTAACTTGTAAAACTACCTATTTCTTCTTCTAATGCTGTTTGTTGGCTAGGTAGGTTTTCTACTACTGTCTCATTATTCCAAAATTGAACATCATCAATTTCTATAGTTTGCGAACCACTTACATTATTACCATTCATTCTATTTCTTGCCACTAAATATCTAAGATTTTGAATATCAGGTATTACCATCACTTGACTTTCAATAGCATTTGTATAATTTGAATCTCCATAAATTGTTGTTATAACATGGGTAGCATCTAATCGTGATTGGGAAATCCAATATTCAGTTCCAGCGGTTATATCATCTGCCGAATATACAAGAGTAAAATTTTTATTATTATTAGTTGCACCTATCTCACCATTAAAATTATGTTCATTGGCATAAGTAGAAGTGAATGTTCTAATTAAATTATCTTGGTAATGTCCAAATCCGATTCCTTGTTGGTCTGTACTTTCATTTACTGCTTGTGAATCATCTGACAAACCAAATATAGTGTAAATATCCCATCCAGTACCATTAACTGCTCTTGCTGTCATTTTCCATTTATATCTTAAAGTCCAAGTGTCACCAACTAATCCTAAATCATAACCTACACTATCATTTGTTAAATCTGATACAGCGTGGCAATCCAATAAATCATTTGTAACATCCACCCTATGTGTGTCTGAATCATCATTGGCTACCCATGAAGCTTGTGCATCTGTTTGGTCTGTATATGTGGCAAATGTTTCTATTTGTTGGTCTGCATCAGTTCCAAATACAGCGTTTGTTTTTTCTGCTCCTGCAATAGTTAATGGTTTTCTTTTAGTCCAATCTAATAATGAAGTGAGCCATTCTGCACCTGCTGCTCCTGCTCTACCAAAGAATCCCATAACACCAATTTTGTTATATTGGGTTGGAAATGTCTTAATGAGTGGAACGTAATGTGTCATGCTTCCTCAACAAACACAGCTTTTACACTTGCATCTGTGGTAGAAAGCGAAGTTAGATAGAGTATTGAATCCTTACCTGCAACAGTAGTAGTAGGTGTATCTCCATAAAATGTCCAACCTGCTGGAAATGCTAGTGTTTGTGCTGCTGCACTTGTTATATGAATTTCCATCTGTAAACCTGCTGCTAGGTTAGAAGAACTGAAAGTAGTATCGTGGGCTAGTGCTAATGTATTAAGGTCGTCAGTTGAAAAGTCAATAGTAATAGTAGTAGAACTTGTTACTGCTGTTATATCGTATATTGTTTTTTGAATGTTATCTATATTTTGTCCACCTAAATCTTGAGTTCCTGTGAAAGTATTTGCTCCCAATACTGCTGCTGTTCCTACAACTCCTGCTGCTGGTAATCCTGTTGCGTTAGTTAATGTACCTGATGTTGGAGTTCCAAGAACTGGAGTTACAAGTGTTGGGCTAGTTGCAAATACAAGACTACCTGAACCTGTTTCATCACTACATAATGTGGCAAATTCAGCACTTGTTGATGATGTAATACCTGTAATTGGTAATCCGGTACAACTTGTTAAAGTTCCACTTGATGGAGTTCCAAGAACTGGAGTTACAAGTGTTGGGCTAGTTGCAAATACTGCTGCACCTGAACCAGTTTCATCAGATAATACTCCTGCTAATTGTGCTGAAGTAGTTGCTGCAAATTGACTTAGAGGATTGGCTACAAGTGCGTCTCCTGCTCCTACTGTGACTTCTGTTACTTGGTAGAATGTAGTTCCTCTTCTAATGAATAATACTCCTACTGTTTCTGATAGTGTTATGCTTCCTGCTGAGGCTGTTATGAATGCTCCTTCTCCTGCCCCCGGAGATTGATTATGTCTTAATGTTATAGTATCTCCTGCGTCTGCATACAACCAAATTCTGTCGTTTGCATTTGTGTTAGCATAAGTTACAAAGTCTAAATCGTCTGCTGTTCCTGATTCTGCTGCTACTATTGTTACTGTGTCTGTTACTGTTATTTCCCCGGATGAGATTGTAATAGTTGATTCTGTATTACCCTCCATTCCTGTATCAAGAGGTGCTGCATTCCATTCATCTGTTCCTACCGGAGATGAACCATCATCTGCTACAACTACTGTAGTAGAGTGTTTACCTTTTGCTACTCGAGCCATTATGCTGTCATCCTCTTAACTTTACCTGTTGACTCATTTCTTAATGTTACTCTAATGTCTTCTTTGAATTGAATTTTCTCAGCAATACCATTACCACGGTTAATTTTCTCTAACATTTTAAATAAACCACCAAGCGTATTTTTAAAACGCATTAGGGTTAAACTCCGTTAAAAGTATGATTAACGAATATCTTTAGTGTATCAGCAGCAGTCTTGTCAAAGGAAGAAATACTCCAGTGTGTCAAAACTTTGGTTGCTCCAGATGGAGTTGCTCCACCAACGTGAACACATCCACCGATGATAGCAGTTTGGTTAAAGTCACCAGTAGTCCAACTTGTTAACCAAGTAACCACATCAGTTCCTGCACCAGTGTTATCTGTATCACTGTCATTAGTTAAAGGATAAGTACCATCAATTGCTTTTCTTGAAGCAGTTACAGGGGTTGTAAGTTCGTTATATGTATCTGCTTTTGCTGGGGTTGCAGAGCCAGTTCTTAATTCTTGTCTGCCGGAGGTACCATCAAAATCACTAGTTGGTGTTTCGGCTGCTGACATTTCAGCATAGTATAAATCTCCGTCATTAGTTACAATATTATGAGTATAATTCCAAGTTTTGTCTAAAGTATCCATATTTTGTCTTACAATACAGATGTTATTTGCTGGGTCTAATTCTACTCCTCTTGATAAGAAGTTAGGTAGATGGTCTTTCCAAGATTTATGTGCTTCTAGTCTTGCATCGACTGTATCAAAATTTGCTTCTTTAATTTCCATCTTGAAATTATATGGTCTATTCTACCTTATAAAGATTACTTTCACTAAAGGGTTTGAGTTCCTAGTGTTCTCTGGCTGGTTCCCCTCACGACCTCAGTAGTGAACTTGTCCAAGTCATATGAATCAAATTGATGTTCACCACACATCATTGTAGTCTTACCCTCTGGATATAACCATTCAATAGATTTGATTTTAACACTATCTGGTGACTGTCCAGTAATATAATTGATACCTAGGTTTGAGTTCACTATCTGTACACTATTATTTATACGAATAGAATTTAGTAATGTTGGGGCAATTACTTTTAATCTCTTGTTTGCATCTTTATTTGCTGCTATATAATTTGTTGCTATGCCGGTTTTATCTGTTGTATCAACAACTCCTAAAGCATCAAGTCGTTTTGATTTTCTACCATATGCAGCAATACTTATATTTTCTACACTTCTTGATAAAAATACGTTTGATGTGTCATCTACAAACTTATATTCTATATCAACATTATTTGTTCCTGAAGCTGGGGCTGCTCCAAATGTAACTGTCTTATCTCGTCTGGTTACTGTGTAATCTGCATCTGTACTTACTGCTCCTCCTATGGATATTCTTACTATTGATTCTGGTTCTTTTGCTAATACGAATGCTTTTTGTGCCCCGGTTCCGTTGAATTCTTCTAACCTAGTTCTGTGTATAGCGTCAGATACTACCTCTAAATCATTAACCATTGTTGAATCATCTTCACCTGTTTCTGTTATTTCATATCTACCATTCTCAAAAAGTATGTTTGTGGTATCACCGTCTGAAGTATCCTCAACAATCAATACTTTTCTTGGCAATGTATAGAATCCATCATTATCAGCTAATAATAATAATTGTATATTTGCCAAAAGATTTCCAGTTCCTATAAAATTTCTAGCCGTTGAAGAGTTTGAAGTTTGGCATACAGCATATTCTGAATCAACCTCACTTAAAATCTGATTTAAAATTATTTCAGTTGTAAGTGGACTACCTCCAGTAGTCAAAAATATATTATCTTCACCATTACTGCTACCTGATTCATCTCTTAAATCTAATATGTTTTTATTAAGTTCTGTTTCTGCAAATACTTTATTATCTCCCTTGCAGAATATTGTCTTACTATGTGTTTTCTCTTTAATTTTCCACACAATTCCAGAAAATTTCATAGTATGTGGTTGTCTAAAGTTATTTAACAGTGCTGCTGCATCGATATCTGATAGATTCTCTTTAACATATATTCTTAACATTCCAAATTGTGCGTTTGCTACACCTTTTGCACCTAGATAATCTGCTCCAAAGTATGCACTGCCTGTAACAGACAAGTCTGCTGTGTCAGTTACTGATGTTCCCTCCTCTACACCATCTACAAACAGTTGTACTAGTCCTGCTGAGTCTCTTCTAACACGTATTAAACTCCAATCTAATGATATGTCGGTTGTTCCTGTTATAGTCTGTGTACTTGAGGATGATGTTATGTCTACGTATGGTACTAATGCTGCTGTTTTTCCTATCTCTATTCCGTCTGTTGCATCTCTTTTGCTGAATAATACTTCTACGGCTGCTGTTTTTTGTATGTCTATCGCCCTCAAAAATATGTCAAATTCCTTAGTGAAATCTAATACGTTAGGTGTACCTGTTATCTTATGTGTTGCATTTGCCACGGTTACTTTCTGAGTTGCACCTACAATTTTAGTAACAATTGGAATATCATCAACCCATTCATTTGATGATGCCGATTGAGTTAATGAGGCTGTATGAGTTCCATCATTTCCATCATTTCTATAACCAGATTCATCTAATGTGTTACAATTAAAATTCCACAAGGCTGCCAAGTTATTAGTTTCAACATCATCTTGAATGTATTTTACTCTGTCTCCTATTTTTACTTCTTCTGTCATAGGGATTGTAAATTCTGCTGAATCTACTGCTCTATCTCCGTCCTGTTTAACCCTTGCTCTTAGTACTCTTACTGGAAATCTGTCATCTATTACTCCAGATACATATTTCTCTACTAATAATTTAACCTTACCCAGCAGTTTCACCCTCTAATATATCAGACCAGTCTCCGTGATTGGTTACTTTAGAGGCAACTCTTATGTCATATTTTGCACCTGATGTTAATCCACTCAATGTATATTCTGATGATACATTTGGGTCTGTTGTAGCAGTTGCTACATTTGTAAAGAATCCTTTACCTTCTTTTCTATGTGCTACTATAGTTCCTGTCAATGTACCGTTTGTTATGCTTGGTTCATTCCATATAAGTTTTATTTCTCCTGAACCATTGCTTCCACTTTGTGCTAGTCCTGTAGGTTTCTTTGGTACTTTCTCTTCATATGATGTTATTACATCTCCTATTATTAGTGTTGTATTTATTTCCCATGTTACAGGTGATGACCCCCCGGATGAGATTGCAAACTTTGTAAAGAATCCTAGTTTCTCATATACAACAGTAGAACCTTCTTTAATTTGAACTCTGTAGTTATCCTCTATACTTGATGGTTGAAATGCTCCATCACCGGGCTCGTTCATAAAGTAATTAACCTGTTCAATAGGTTCAGTTATTGTTGAAGCGGCTGGAAATGTTATTGGTGAAGTTGCCTCATTTTTAATAGTCCATGCAAGTGCCATAGTTGCAGAGTTTCCTTCTATCTTAATAAGTATATTGTCATCTGCTCCTTCTTCAGGCAATGGCATTGGGGATACAGGACTGTTCAATGAAATTGTTATGGTTTTAAGATTTGGAACTTTGTATTCTTTTAATATTGAATAGTTACCAGTTGATTTATCTAACAATACCTTTTGTAAATACACATCTTGTACCTGTCCTATTGTCATGTTCTACCTCTCCTACTGTTCACAGATTCTAATACCTCTGTAACACGTCTTTCAAATGCAGCCATGTCTCCTTCACTTGATATGTTTCCTATGCTTATGTTTATTGTGGTTCCTCCTCCCCCATCTGATTCACCATTAGGTATAATTGTTTCAGAACCTCTCTCTCCAAATGTATACGTCTGTCCAGATTTACCCATACCAAATATAGGCTCATTGATTTGTCCACCATCTGCAAACCCAATTGCTCCAGTAAATGTTCCCCATGCATCTGTCGCTCCTGCTCTTATCAATTCCCCTATATCAGGGAATTCTATATTTTTAAACCAATTTGGTATTGTCACCAAAAAGAACATATTTATTTTTCCTATAAACATTAAAAATGGCTGTTGAATCTGTATCCAAATATTTGATATGGTTTGTTGGAACTTTGCAAATTCTGCTGGCAATGTCACCAATAATAACATATTTACTTTTCCTATAAACATTAAAAATGGCTGTTGAATCATTGTTGATATTCCTTGCAATCTATCCCCAACAGCTTTACCAAATGCATCTCCTATAGTATTAAGACCCTTTGTTACTCCACTCCAATCTATTTTCTGTAAGACTTCAAATATTAATTTCTCTATTTTGTATATAGGCAAAGCTTTTATAAATGTTAATGCACCTTCTAATACAGCAGTACCAAATCCTTCCCAATCAAATGTACCATCTAACATACTTAGGACTTGTTCTTGAGCCCATGCACCTGTTGCATTAATTGCATCTGCAATAAATGTTGATGGGTCTTCCCATAGTTCTACAAGACCTCCACCTAAGAAATCTCCAAACTCTCTTGCTATTGGAAGTATGTCTCTGTAAAATGGTATGATTACCTGTCTTAATAATAATACCACAATTGGTCTTAACATGAATCCTATAAAGTCTCCGATAGGTCTGAATATCAACATCAATCCAAAGTTCATAAGATTCATTATTTGTTTTAACATTGGTGATGAATCAAATATTAAACTTGTTACCTTTTTAATTAATCCCACTAAGATTCCTATACCACCTGCAATTCCTGCTAATTTGGCAATTCCACCAATACCCATTTTTTGCATCTGAGCCATCCCTTTACCTAATCCACCTGCTCCCCCTGAACCAGATGATGAGCCTTTACCACTCATTACTTTTTGTAATTTATTTAGGGAGTCAGAAGATATCTTGAATTCTATCTGGACAGCCTGTCCTTGAGCAGACATTATATACTATTTCCCCTTGAAAAGATTTTCAACAATTTCATTTATCCTCTCTTGAGATAGCTCAACCGTCCTTTTTAAATATTCTGTTGGTTGCCTGTCTACCTGTTCTTTATCCCATTTGAAGACTAGGGCACAGAAGACGTAGACTTCATCAGTGATTCTATCGAGTCCTCCCCTGTCATCGCTGTTATCCACGGTTTGACTAACTCTTCTAAAGGGAACACTTTCATGACCTCAGACATGATTTTCGTAACTACTTTTGATGGTAATTGATTGAATAGAGTAAGATTCTTTACATCTACTGGTGATTTAGTGATACATGCTTGTAATATCATTTGCTGGTATAGTGGTATATTTACTCTGATTGCTTTTGGGTCTGATATGTCTATACATGCTTTTAGTATTTTTTGTGTATCTCCCCACGTTAAATCATCAATAAATGATACATCTTCATCTACACCTTTAATATTGACTTTAAACTCTGGCATTAATAATAGTAATAAAACAGAAGTATATAAGTCTATGGGGGAGATGCTATGCTGTTGTTTGCTGTGATGTCAACACTTCTTAAAGTCCAAGACAAATCTTCAAAGACTGGTTCACCCGGTGAAATTTCTGTTGAATGGTCTGATACACCTACTCCAGTAAAGTCAAGAATAATTGCTTTTTCTGCTGTAGTTGCTAAACCATTTGTTAATGTAATTTGTAATGTTGCTACACCAGTGTTTGCTGTAGTTCCATCGGCTGCATCGAATACTCTTTCAATTTGAGTCTTGTCTACAACTGCTGTTTTAAATTTACCAGACATTTCGAATATTTTTCTGTATGCTCCTACTGCACTGGCAGAACCAATACCATAAAGTAATTCTGTATTCATACCAAAGTTAATTTCAAATTCTTGTAATTGTGCTATTACTGTTCCATCAGGTAATTCCATAGTTGCATGTGCAAAAGTATATGGGAATTTAATATCATCTGCTGCAATTGTTGTATCAACACTTGTTCCTATTGCGTCTTCATTACCCCATGCTAACTCAGCAGAACATTTTACAGTTTCTCCCAATGAGGCTTTTAAGTTTAATGAATTTAATACAACTCCTTTCATATTTCTGACAACATCTTCTGTCTCTGCATCCAAGCCAAATTCCATATGCATTGTGTTAGGAATTACAACACCTGTATTAGAGGCTGTCAAGTCTGTAGATTTTGATGACCATACGTGTGTATAATCTGAAGCAGAACCTGAAGTGTCTATACCTGCTGAAGCGTCATCATTTTCACCTAACATAAAACCGAAAATCCAAGGATTAGATAAAACAAATTCTACTGAACCTGTACCTTCATTTTTACCATAAGCAAAACATTGAACTTCAATATCGCCTAACGCTTTTAATGGGATTTGATTATTTTTCCAAGTAACACCTGATAATTTTTGTTCTAAACCGAAAACTCTAGTCCGTGTGGCTCCTCCACCAAATGTGTTTTCATGTCCATATTGCAGATAGCCACTAGAGCCTGTCCTAACTAAGGGTATTCACCATAGGTACTGTATTCTTTTAAAGTATTTAAGTATTCTTGTAGTAGTGATAATCCCAATGACACGATTTACAGAGGGTAATTCCGTTACTTATCTCTAATGCTAGGTCGTTATGGGTTTAGGATTCTGTATGTGGCTTCCATAACGTATCTGTGCATGTTTCTGTAGTTATGACTCAGATTCTTTGTAGAAGTGATTCTTAGGTCTGTATAGCCTGTTCTTCTTACCTGTGCTTTTAGTATTTTGTCTATTTGGTCTACTACGTTTCTATGTCTTGTTTCTGTTCCATATCCCCGGATATCGATTATGACTACAGGATAGTGTAAATGGTCTCTACCGTATAAACTAAAGTAATCTATCTTCTCATTTCCGGGTGTGAGTACGACTATATCCTGAGTATCATCAATAATACCGGTTGCTTTCTCTTCCCAGTTTACAGTGAATTTAGGCTTTGGAACATCATCGTTATCGTAGTTCCATTCATCATTCATCATGTTAATGATATCGTCAATTGCATCATAAGTTCCTACTCCCATTACATTCTACCTCTATCAAGTGTATGTGAACCGTTATCATAGTTAAGGATTGTGCTGTTCTTTGAGAACGTGACTGAGTTTGGTTGTATTCCTTGTGCTGATATTTTCTCCCTCAATTTCCAAGATAACCACTTTCTTGCCTTCATTTTTGCTGCCCTTGACCTTTCTGTACCAAAATGATATGAGCCGTCCTTAACTCTCCAATAATTAAAATTGACCATTCTATCTAAATTAGGTCTCTCTTTTAGATATACATTTCTCATCCAATCAGAAAATCCATCCTTAGTTCCAAATAATGATGCAGTTTGTGGCTTTAATACGTATCCAACAATCTCCTCATCTTCTTCTGCTTCCTCTTCATAGTTAGTATCATCTATAAGTTCTCCTCCCGGTGGGGAGCCATACTGTTCTATATCTGCACCAATTGAATTTTTAATATTAGCAGATTCTACAATTGCACTTATCGCTGCCTGTGTAAAACTAGTTTCACTGTCATCTGAAAATTCTTTTATTCCTGTTGCTACTGTAGACATTTTGTATAGTGCTTCTCGTAGTCTTCTTTTTCTTTGTCCTTCTTGTCTGGCTGTTGTTGCTTCCCCACGTTTTTCATTAATAGATTGTAAATATCTGTTTGCTTCTTCTTGTAGTTCAGCATCGAATGGCTGAGCGGTCATGCAATCGGAATAATCTCTTGACGTTGGTGTATGGTTCTATCTATATCTTCTTTCCATTGGTTTATTGAATCTCCCCAAGACCATCCACCTGAACCACCTACAGGCAATATGTCTGCTCTAAATGATGTTGATAGTAATTCTACTGCTACCATTTTTACACATGCCTCTTCAATGTCTAACGGAACAGTTGTGTCACCATAACGATAAGTAATTCTCATTCTGTTCTTTCTCATTACTGTAAAGATAAATCCTCTCATGTAAAGTCTTCCATATTCGGGGTCAAGTACAAACCCACCATCAGCATTATCTGTAATATCATTATAGTTTGCAGACCCACCAGTATTCCCTCCAGAAGCACCATCGTATACTTCAAGTGAATCTCCTGAACTAGATACTAGTCCACCGTTTGCGTCTGTTCTGATTTTTCTATGTCGGAGGAATAAAGGAGTACCCCAACCAAATTCATATATAATAGGCATATCATGTACTTCAGTAGTGGCAGTTGCCTCACGCCATGCGTGACCAGTTCTTCTGTCTATTTCATCTTCTTTTCTGTTGATTAGTTTAATTACTTGTGCTTTGTTTGGTGTGGTTGTGTCTGTTATATCTACCCTCAAAAAATCTGCAACATCTTGCACAGTACAGTAGACAGGAGTAACCATATGCTTAAATATGTGCTCCTATCTTTTAAAGTTTGCTCTAGTAACTAAACATGTATTACCTTACTTCAAGCTGATTTTATTGCTTCTTGCCCGGCAGAACTTGATGCTAGTTCATTAAATTTGCCTGTATCTAAAGTGCCTAAACCCATCTAAGATTCGCCACGGTGATATATGTCTAATACACCTTGACTTGACCCAACGGCTGCTTTGATTCTAACAACACATCTATTATAAGGATTGTCTAAAGTCTCTATTACAGGTGCTGCGGCTGCTGTTAATGTCGTTTCTGCTTTTATTTGTACCCAGCCATTTCCATAATCTGTGGCATCTGTACCGGTCATATCAGTGTGGTCTGGTAACCAATCTGCTGTTGCCCAAATTTCATATTTTAAATCATTTGTAATACAATATAATGTAAATACTGAAGTTCTGACATTTCTACAGTCAATATCTAAACATGTTGCATAAGCGTCAGTTGATGTTAATGCTAAATTTCTATTATGTAGCCCAACTATTGAACTTCCATCATTTGTGGTTTTCTCTCTACGTTGGTCTTCCTGAGCCATACGTAATTATGTATAGTCTACCTTATAAAGTTATTGGAAAAAAAGAAAAAAGGGTGTAAAAAACTAAAATCCTACTACTCGTAGTTTACAGGTCATAGTGATAGAGTCGGCATCATCTGCTTCATCGAGGACTGCACTTGCAGTTCCTGATTCATATAGTTTTAGCTTCCCTGTTGCTGCTGCACCTAGGGCTGCTGGAACGTATTGGGGTATATTGCCTGTTGAAACCTCTAGAACTGTTACTGCAATAATTGTAGTGAGTCTGCCGTCTAGGGTTAAATCTAGGACGTTTCCTGCAATATCGTAATCTTCTGATGTATAGGTTACGTCTACAATTGCTGTTTTGAGTTTGGATAATAGTTCTGCTTGTATTGATAGTGTTTTCCCACATACTGATTGGTAGTCGGAATTCACTGCGATTGCGAGAGTCATTAAAATATGTGGAAAGTCATTATATATAAAGATTTAAAAAAATGAAAAAGTGGGAATTGGTTCGACTAAAGTTTAATGTCTCTAATCTTGCCTTGTGATTTAAAGTGTCTACAGACAGTTTCTCCCATTGTTCTGAACAATGCTTTCTCAACAAGTGTGTTACTGTTGATAAATGGATAACCCGGAGTACGTCTTGTGGCTTCGTAATACTCGGTTGGAATTGCGACTTGAATTCCTAATCTAGGATAACCAAATCCTTCTGCATCAGAAGTATCTAATGCAAATAGTCTACCGACTTCAGTTCCTCCAGTAGTTGGAGCATCTTTGGTTGGTACAAATGGTATGCCGTAGAGTGAGTTTACGTGGATACCTACACCAGTTCCATCGAATGTTTTGATTCCGTTAACATCGACTTGTACAATCTTCTCACCGTATGGGTTTGCGACCCTGACTTGTGGAAGGTATAAGCCTTGAATTTCGGAGTAAACTTCGTGGCTTCCTAAGAATACATTTGGGTCTTTACCAGCAGCAATTCTGATTTTTCTGAGGTGAGTTCTAATTACATCATCAGTTAAGACACCATCAGTACCTAAAGTACCGGATGCTGATTCAACTGTTGCATCGTAAGTAGTTCCACTATCTCTGTCAATTGCAGAGGTAGTTGCTTTCCAAGGGTCATAATAGTCTGTGTATGTACCGCCTTGTGAGTCTTCTTCAGCATCGGAAGAAATAATTCTATCCAATGATTCAAAGTCATTAGTACCGGCAAAGTTTGCACTTGCAGCAGCAGCGTCAGTTGCTACATCATTCAAGAGAGCTTGATTGATGAGTTCTTTGTGCTGTACAGCCATATACAATCTTAATGAACCGAGTCCACCCCAAATATCGTCTTTACTGTGATTTGAGAGCCATTCCATAACTTCAGATGTACTGAAAGTTAGTGCCATAGTCTTTGGTCTAACATCAATCTCAGCAATTGTAGGCTTGATTGTGTCAGGAATTACACCACCTTCTGCGACACCACCTTTAGAGGTGTTGCCTTGTGCTGTATCGACTGTTGGTCTTGCGGAAATAACCCTCCATCCAGATTTATCCCAAGGATATTTTGGTAAGATACCGAAAGCGTTTGCTTCAAGATTTAATTGTGCCCATGCATATGCACCAAAGACTGCGTTGAAAACGCCTCCTGTTGATGTTAACATTGGGTTGTTGGTCTTGGAGATTAAGCTTCGGCTAAATCCACCGTAGTATAGAGACTCTAATTCGTCCATAGTTCTAATGCCGTTCACCATTATAAAGTACCCTCCTTATCGTATTTTTCAGCAATGTCCAATAGACTTTTTCCTACCATTGACAAGTTCTCAAAACCTGCATTTCTGCATTTTGAGAGAATTTGGTATGGCAAGAGGTCTTCTTGTGCATTTTGTGCTTTTGACACGTTTGTGGTTGGTCTTTCGACTGGTGATGTTACATGAGATGAGATAGATTTCTCTTGCATCTTAAGGTCACCTTTATCTCCTTCTGGTTTATCTTCGACTTTTCCATTGGCATCTTGGATACCGGATTGGTCACCAGTTGGGTAAGGGTCTTTTGGTGCAGTGACTTTGTCACCAATATCTTCGCTATCAGCATTGCCTTTTGGGCTTTGTGGTAGGTCAGTAGGTGTCTCCATTGCTTTCTCCATCTTGTCTTGTCTTGCGACAATTGATTTGAGTGCTTCTAGGATTGCCTTATTGGTTTCTTCTTTGTCATCATCGTCAGAAGCTTTCACTTCTGGTTTGATTTCGTCTTTCTCGTCCTCTGCTTTTTTCTCGAAGGGATTTTCTTTTTCCTCTTCGTCAGCTTTGGCTATGGTTTTTATGTCATCTAATGTGGTCATGTTGTTATAATAATTCTATATAAAGGGGTTTATAAAGATTATGTTTCCTACGCCATTTACTAAATGTCCTTCAGGAGATACTTCTACATTGTCACCATACTGTGCTATTCCTTCTGCTGATGTTGAAAACTTGTTCATTTCCATTACCCATTCTTCTTCTGCTTTGTTTTTAATTGCTTTTAGTATAGGCATTGGTTCTTCTTTGTAGTTTTCTATATAGTCTTTTATTGCTAGGTGTAGTTCTGAGTTGTTGTCTGTGTTTTTATTTTCCTCCCAATATTTTCTTACTCCTTTCTCAAATTCACATTCTTTCTTTGCAATAGGGTCTGTAGGCTTGTTTCCTAGTTTGGTTGGGTCTCCTAGTTTCTCTGGAGTTATTGCGTCTGCGTCTTTCTTTTTCTCGTCTTTAGGGTCTGATTCTGATGATGTTACTTGGTTGCTTCCCCCGGTTCCGTTTACTGACGTGTTATATGCACCTAACCCTCTTGGGTTTTCAGTGCCTGTACCGACTATATCTTTCTGAATTATGATTGAACATCCACATGATTTCTTAAAGTATTGTCTATCTCCATCAGGTTTTGCTACTTCGTCTACACCTGTTTCAGATAGGTCTGGTTTTTCAGAACAACTTGCTTTTTCATCACATTGATTACCTACACCTGTTGAACCCATTACATGGTCTGCTTTATGTTTTGGTGCATTAGGATTCATTCCATGTTCATTATTATGACGTGAGCCACAGTATGCTTCAGCGTCTCTAATGTCATCTTTATTTCCTTCTCCAGAAATACAAGATTCAGTTGAACCATATTCTTTTTGACCGGCATGAACTTTAGTATCTTTATCTACGTGTTGCTGAATTGAACCACAATATCCACCGGCATTGTGTACCGATGGGTCTTTCTTTGCGTGTGCCTCACAGGCTGCAAATTCCATTTTTCCATATTTAGTAGGTAATGGTTTAGTCTTATCGTCTGGTCTCTTTAAATCAGTTTCAGGAAAGTCTTCCTCGTCTTGTCCGTAAATATCTTTTCCTGCTTCATACCAAATAGTACCATTAGAATCAATCATATGTATTTTTAATTTTTCTTCTCCTTCTTCAGTTGCTTCTGGGTTATAACCTTTGGCTTCACCAATATGAGTTTCAACTTCTTTAGGAACATCGTCTTGGTCTATTGGAGTACCCATATCTGCTTTTCTTACTTCTGCGTTGATATAACAACTTGTACCATCACATTTGGCTTTTAATTCTTCTCCATCTTTTTCTACATGGACTGCCTTTGCTAATGGGTTTATATCTGTAATTAATGCGAATGCAACTGCTGGGTCTTCACATACTGCCACTTCATATATCTCTAGGTCTTTTAATCTGTATGCCATCGTTCCATCTGATTGTGGTACTGGTATTCTGTTTGCTTTTGTTGCCCCTCCGAATGATAATCCTTTGTAAGTACCATCAACTATTTGTTTCCAAATGAAATCATCTAATGCTGTGTTTGAATGTATTTTACCTAAAATTTTAATTGCTGGGAGTTTCTCACCATTTTTAGCCTGAAGTGTTACTTTTTCAAAATTGATACCTCTGCCTACAATACGATTTGAATGAGTGTCTGACATTGGTGCATTTCTCTCCATCCATATTGGAAGAGCCTTGTATAGTTCATCTATATCTGTAATCTCTCCTTGACGGTCTTTAATCTCTACTGATAATATGCCTTCAAAGAAACGGTCTGTATTATCTTCTTTAATAACTAGTTGTTTTGTGACAAAATTGGACACAGTTATCTCGTCTGTCATGTATATCTAGTTGACGCTAATGCTTTATAAATATTCTTAATAATAAAAAAAGAGGGTTACGATTGTGTAGTCGTATTACCGTTTGACTGTCCTGCTCTAAATCCAAAATACATTAGTGCAGCACCTGCAAATATTGTGCTGAATTGCCATGCCTGACTAAATTGTTCTTGTGTGATTTTTATATCACCGTATACAAATCCAGTAGCAATTCCGACTCCTGCTGTTCCTATCAACAGAATTATAACTGATGATGCTAGAACTAGAGCCATTTCATTTTTTGTGAAAGCCATGTAAATCCAACCATTAATCAGGTATTTAAACTTGATGTAGAGTTATATCATAATGGCTATGACTACACCGGCTGTTGCTACAATTACACCTAATATGGATACTATCTTTCTGAATTTTATTAGAGATGTTTCTCTTTTTACTGCTTTATGCCCAGCCAGAATTTGTTCCTGTTCTTTTTTATAACGTGTGAGTTCTTTACCGACTAAAAGGTGTGTATCAAACTTGCCTGATATATCTGCCTGTGATTCGACAAGTTTGTTGATTTGTTCCTGTATGTCGTCTATTCGTTCGAATATACGTTTAAATGCTATGTCATCTTCCATGTGTGTAATCCACTGTTATTCTATTTAAGTATTCTTTCTGAGTTCTAGTTTAGGGCAATAAGATGTCCTGTATGTATTAATGCTAGTATGATTTCAGGTTCAGACACAAATTGCTCTAATAGGTCTTCTGGTGAGCCTGTGCCGTCAAATGCACCACATGCGTAACATATTGCTATTGTGAATTCACCGTCTGAATACACGTACATATCCTTACCTTTCCTCGTACAGTTGTCCAATTGGCATGTTGGCACGTTATTTAACTTTTTTGGCATATCGACACTACAAATAGTTTATTAATAAGTATTATGTAAACTACAGTCATGGCGTCATCAATATATGTATATAGAAGCATAGCCGAATACAAAAAGTATTATGAGGGAAAACATGAACAACTTATATACCAAATACCTATACTTGATATGTATGTTGATACAGACAAAGAGAAGATGTTTGTCATTACTAACCAAGATTTGGATTCACAGAAACGCAATATAGATTTCTTTAGAACCATTGTACATGTTAGGAGTGAGACATTAGTTCCTAGTGTTATTAGTAATGATGAGTTTAATGTTAGAGTTGTTCAGCATGGTAAGGTTATGTATAATGGTAAGAGTGGTAATATTGAGTTCTTCCCCCGATTTAGAGGATGTGATATGAAACAACATGCAGACAGATTTATTGGTGGTGCTAAGGACGAGCAGAAATATCTTTTAAAGTATGACTATCGATATTATGATTTTCAGCAAGATAGGATAAATCTAATTTTAGGAGATGTGCAAAATTCGGTTTTAGATAATTTACGTTCAGTTTTGGGAAAAGTGGGTCGTTGCATATTTCCTCAAGATAATAAATAGTTGGTTTCTCAGAAGCCCAATGTTTAATCCATCTGTCATAATCTAACTGTTCAAAGATATTATTAATTTCATTTTCATTGTTAGGAAAATTAACATATGTGTATAGGTTCACACCCGGATGAAAATATAAAAAGTTAGATAAGAATGCTAGTTTTCTATCCTTTCTAAAAATTAGAATCTTTTCAAAGTCTTTGTATTTCTCACTCCATTCTTTATTGGGAAATCCTTTTCTATAAATACATTCTATCTTTTCTACAATACAGCCGGGGTATTTCCTGTAAAGGTATTCTACTAAACTAGTCTGTCCACATTTGTAAGCACCTATAATTGCAAATTTTAGAGTCTTACTTTCCGTGTATCCTCACCGGTCATAATCTGTTTCCATTCTTTACCGTGTTTTCTACGCATTGATTTCCAGAATGGGTCATGTCCGAATTGTCCACCTGCTTTGTTATATGCTTTAGTGGTATCAGCAACTCGTCTGTTGCAAGTTCTGCATAATCTACAATTGATTTGTTCGATATTAAAATGATAGTCTCTACAGAAATAACATAGTCCATAATATTTCGGGGCTACAACAGCCAATAAAGCCTCTCTACCTTTCTTACCTGCACAGTCTCCACATATATCTACAAGTGTTGCTGCACAAGCTGCTTTAGTAAAACAACCAAAACATACTGCTTCATTATCATCGTTTACGTGTAGGTATTCATTTGATTGGTGTGCTTTCCATAGTCTCTGTTGATTCTCGTTAGCGTTATGTTCTCCACCGGAGATTTTTCTATCATTACCCAATCTGTTTACACCCACACATATTACATTCGTAATCATCTCTAGTAGATTGATGACATGAACAGTCACATGGTAGCAAACTGCACTCACCGTCTTTACATTCAGGCAATTTCTTTATCCCTCTTTAGAATGGTTAGTTTTCTTAAGCACTCATCAATTATGTACACCGATTCTGTATGTGCATCGACATTGTCAGAAAGTGTGATTGCTCCAAAGATTCTGTCAATCTCTTCAAGTATTTTATGTTTAGTTACATTTGATGGTATACCTACCATTGTTGAAGCAATATTCATCCATGAATTTGTTGACAATGTTTCGTCTTTGTTAAGTTCTACGGTTACTGTATTATCTGAACCTGTAATAATATCATCTGGTAATGATTGTACCATTTTTGGTTTTTCTGTTAAATTAACTGTTCTAATTTTTCCTTGTGCTTCCATTGTTTTTGTTACAAGTGGTGATTTTTTCTTTCCCATATTTCTTTTTACCTTTTTGGTATGGGTACAGTTCTCTTCACAGTTAAGATGTTTCTTCATTATCATTCTCCCATCTGTTAAATGAATCAAACTCATTATCTACAAGTTCTCTTGCGTCTCTTACTGTCATCTTTGTTACCTTTCTTAATTCGTCTACTGTCTTGGTTTTCTTCCAACCGAAATCAAGTGAAGTCTGTAATGTGGTTTTAACTAATTCGTAATTGTTTGGTGTAATTCCATTAGGGAAATTCTTTCTGATACCTCCTGCTCTACCTGCTCCTCTTGGGTCACCTTGATTACCACCCTCAGTTCCAGTTCTCTTTCTTCCGGGAGCACCTTGCATACGTTGCTGTTCTTCTTTTGGAGCAGCACTGCCTCTACCACGTTCACCCGGCTTTAAAACTGTATCCTGATTCTCTTCACCCGGCTGTTTATTCTGTTGATTGAATTGGTCTTGTAAAGTAACCACAGGTTCTTGTGAAACTTCGAATTTTCCAGTTGGTGTTCTGGTAACTTCGAATCCTAGTTCTTGATAGGCTTTCATGTTTTCAATTTCAACACCTTCAATCTGTAGGTCTCTGAGTTTGTCAGTTTCTTCACCTTCGTTAAGTTTGATATCCCAATCGTCAATACCCAAATGGTCAGCGATTTTTCTAAAGAATGATTTGTATAAAATATCTTGACCCCATTTGACAGCACGGTTTGTGATTGTAACTTGCAGTCCTTCTTGTGACCAACCAGTAGGAAGTTCACCGAAGTAAAGTGGAAGGACACCATACAATGCACCGATAATCATTCTGAGTTCTCTTCTAATAACTGTAAACTCTAATTCCTTTAGTGAGCCAGTAAAGTCAAGCCATTCAGCCATCTTACCTTGTGCTCCTTTATCATTTTCTACTAACAGTGGTTGTATAGAATATGGGTCTTCTAATGCTTTTTGTTGTAATACATCCCATGATTTTCTGAAAGTTTCATAATTTCTTGAAGATAGAATAAGCATTCCTCTTGGAGGTCTCATCTTGTCGAAATATTTTCTAATGTATTCATCCATGTGAGACAAAGCCATTGCCTTTGACCAGATGGTATAAATTGGTGAATAACCATAAAGTAATCCCGGTGAGTATTTTCCAACTTTCCATATGATTTCTCCTTTAGCATAAACAACTCTTTTTGGTGTAGGAACACCGAGTCCATAAACTGTGTTAACTTCGAACCATGCAGGTAATCCAATTGCATTACAGATGTGACATCTTGCCTCTTCACCATCTTTGGTATACATGAGATTTTCTTTTCGGTGGGCAGGGTCAGGGCAAACCATAACTTGAGCACCAGTATCAGTATAACCTAATCTACCATCAGCGTCAACAATGAATGCAATGCTAGGTGGGTCTATTCTGATATATTCAGTATACTCTTTAACTTTAGATTTTCCAGTATCATCATTGATTTTATATTTAGGGGAAGTAAGCATAAATGCCATGTCGAATATTTCAAGGTCTTGTTCTAGTTGTCTAGATAGTTCTTCTAATGTCTGCTCGTTTCCATTGATTGGTTTTGTCATTAGGTCTTCTAGTCTTTTTCTGTTTGCTGGGTCTGGTTTTACTATGTTATTTCCCCCACATGTATCACACATGAGTGGGTCGTCTTTTAAATCTTGAACATCTGAATTAGGCATCTCATCTACTGATATAGTTTCTTTCTTTTTCTCATGAGGTGGATATTCAAATTGTTTTGAACAGTCCTGACATTTGTATTTGAATCGTTCTTTGATTTCAAATCCATTCTTGAACATTTCTCTGTTTAAAGTATCAATTGGAATTCTCACTGCGTCTACAGTCTTGGCTAGTTCAACAACCATAGCCATTGGGAATGGGAAAATTGGTAATTTAGCACCTGTATCGGTACTCATCATAGGCGTGGATACTGTAGGTCTTACAGTTTGTGTAGTATTACGTTTGGAAATGAAATTAAATCCTTTAGATAAACTATCATACAAACCCATATGATATTGTCACTATGTCACACTATATAAGGATTCTGTCAAGATTTGTCAAGTGTAATTAGTAATCTTTTTATCAAGTTGTGATGGAATAATTACATGTTCTATGAAGAATATATCCTATACCCAGAGGAAGAAGACCCTAGAGCAGAGTATGTGTCAGATGAATTAAAAATTTATTACTATATGTCTAATATGATAGAAGGTACTCACGATTTTATGGATACTGTTACTCACGAATGGTTGCATGGACTATTTGATTGGGCTACAGAGGGAGCAAAACATGAAGAAGAAAAAATAGATGCAGATGGGGAACATTTCATAATGCGGTTGATGAACTTCAAAGACTAGGCATGTTTTTCACATGAGATATCTCTAGTTTCTTTGATACATTTACAAGATGTTGTTTTCTTTGTAGTTTTGATGACTACTTCCTCATCAATTACATCATATTCTTTTACGCGTGAACCTGCCATCCTTTTTAAAGGCTTCTTTTCTTATAAAAAGATTGAGATATTCCTATTATCCATTTTCATACTTATATATATTATATATATAACTTATATAACAATAACATACCGTTAAACTTAACTAGTAACCAAATAATACCAAATATGGTCACAGAAATGATTTGTAGAGCGAAATCAGACGGAAAATACGATTCTGTAAGGGTTTCTGGGGTCACAATTGAACAACAAATCGAAGATGACAGAAAATTTGGCTTTTTATCACCAAAAAACGGTGTTTTGAACTACATTATACTCAATAATGACAAAGAAATCACAGAAAAACAGGTAAAAAGAGCAGTTTCGATGGCACTTTTCGGGTGGAGATTGCACGTTCCAATCAAGTTTAGACGTGTAAAAAACCGATTAGACGCAGATATTACAGTACAATTCAACTCAGAAGAGGACGATGAACTTTTAGATAAAAATACATTAGCGTATATGTACTATCCACTCGGAGGAATCAATGATGGCAAATGTGTCGTAAATAAGCGATTTCACTGGACAAACCACGGTAAAGGGGTGGATATGCATGAAATAGACCCAACACACTATCCAATTCCTACCCCAAGCAATCCAAAGGGTAAAACATGGGATTTAGACAAGGTATTGCGTCACGAGTTTGGTCATGGTGTATTCGGTTTGCCTCATTCCCAAAGCGAAGCCAGAATCATGAGTGGTAATGAATCATTCATGGCAGAGTTTTTCACGGGGGAAGACATAACAAGAGCACAAGCAAAAGCAGGAATCAGAGAAGGGTTTGCACATAGATTAAAACAGTTGACCGGCTGGTATAAAATTAGAAGTAACAACTCTTAGTAAGTCTTATATATCAAATTATTAATTTAACCATGTGGATATGGTTACAATTTTTATTGCTCTCTTGTTAGGCGGACTACTCGGAGTAGGTATCGGTTCCTTTATGGCTGACGATACTCCACAGATGAATACTATTTGTGATTCATTTCATTCCGAAGTTAAAACTGTTACATCTGTAATTGGTGGAACCGCAGTTCCTTTAGAGGTAACTGAATATGTTTGTGATGATTTTCACATGAGGGATAAATAAAATGAATGCAAACAAATTTGAAGATGTACCAATTCTTAATACCCAAAAG